TCCTGGATCTATTTGGTGGTTCTGGTTCAACAATGATCGCAGCTGATCAACTCGATCGTAAATCTTGTTTAATGGAACTTGATGAACGATTTGTTGATGTGATAGTTAAGAGATACATTAAACATAAAGAATCGATTGATGATTGCTATTTAATAAGAAATGGAAAAAGTTCTCCATTGAGCCATTTCAAATTATACGAGAATTTGTTACTATAGTGAAAATAGTACTTGCTATTTAGTGCCTTTAGAGTGATATATGTAGTAACAAAATTATACTAAAGGAGACTGAAAGAATGTACAAAGAATTTAATGCACATCCAAAAGGCATCAAAACCAGCGACTGTGTTGTAAGAGCAATTGCAACAGTTACAAACAAAGATTACCTGGAATGCAGACGAGAGTTGAACCAACAGAAACGAGAGTTAGGATTTACCAGTTACAAAGATACGAAGTTTTTATATAAGTATTTAGAAAAGAATCCGCGATTGATTTTTAAAGCAATTAAAGGAGAACCAAGAATCAAAGGCTCAGACTTTACGGACTTACATCCAAAAGGAACTTACATCTTAAAAATGGCGGGACACGTCAGTGCTTGCATTGATGGAGTAATACTTGATACTTGGGATTGTTCTTATCGTTCAGTTTATACAGCATGGGAGATTACAGAATGAAAGCAAACTTTATAAGAAAAGCAGTTAACTATGAACTCATTCCTCAAGACGAGTTTGTGATAGAAAAAGAAGTGGTTATTGATTCAGCTCTGTTTGAACGTTTCATACAAGATCCGTTAAACGATTATGATTTCATCAAAGAAAACTTAGAGATTATGTATTGCGATAACGATGGAGTCTTCCATTGTATATTTATAACAACGGAACAACATGACTTTGGAATCCTCGTTGAAAGCGAAGGATACCATTATGCAAGGTATACAGCATATTTACCAAAAACATTAATTAGGAGCTAAGGCTCCTTTTTTAGTCTATTTACAAGGAGAGTGATTTTCATGCAAGTAGTAACAAGCGAATCAGTGTTTAGTGGACATCCTGATAAAGTATGTGATCAAATCAGTGATGCCATTCTAGATGCGATATTAGCACAAGATAAGAATGCACGAGTAGCAGTTGAAACAGCAATTAAAGATGACTTAATATTTGTATTCGGAGAAGTAACAACCACAGCGATTGTCAACTATGCTAAAGTAGCAAAACAAACCATCAAAGAAATCGGATATGAAGAAAATTTTGTAGTCATTGAAAAGATAAGCAAACAGTCTCCTAATATTGCACTTGGTGTTGATTCTAATGAAACACATGAACAAGGCGCAGGTGATCAAGGGATCATGTTTGGTTATGCTTGTAATGAAACACAAGAATTCATGCCACTTCCAATTATGCTTGCTCATCAGATATCAAAAGAAGTCGATAAGATTCGTAAAGAGAAATATCCTCATATCTTTGGTCCTGATGGCAAATGCCAAGTATCTGTTGGTTACGAAGACGGTAGACCAGTAAAGGTTCAAACCATTGTTGTTTCAGCACAAACGAAACCAGGTATTGAAAGAGTTCTAATTGAAGATATTATCATCAATGAAGTACTTACAAAGATATTTGACTTTGATACAATTGTAGAAGCTGACGTATTAATCAATCCTACTGGGGAATTTGTGATTGGCGGTCCTTATGCTGATTCAGGATTAACTGGTAGAAAGATTATCGTTGATACTTATGGTGGCTATGCTAGACATGGTGGTGGAGCTTTTTCAGGCAAGGACGTAAGCAAGGTTGATCGCAGTGCGGCTTATTATGCCAGATACGTAGCAAAAGCCGTTGTAGGGGCAGGTTTGGCCACACATTGCGAAGTAAACTTAGGCTACGTCATTGGAGTAGCTAAGCCAGTCAGTGTACTTGTAAATACGTTTGATACAGGCGTTACAGATGATGATGAAATTCAATCATTAGTTAATTATGTATTTAACTTTAAACCTGAAAGTATAAGAAAAGAACTTGATCTAGATAACGTCAAGTTCCAAGCTTTAGCAGCCTATGGACACTTTGGTAGAGAGGATTTACCTGTTCGCTGGGAACATGTAGATGACAAGATAAAAGAACTAAGGGAACTTTATGCGAAAACCTAAGGTGATTCACAATTTCTATAAGTCTAGTGTTTGGGCAGTAGCAAGAGAAATCAAGATAAGATCAGTCCATGGACTTTGTGAACGTTGTGGTAGATTAGGTGAAGAAGTTCATCATAAGAAAAGATTAACAATTGATAATATCAAGGATAGTTCTATAAGCATTAATCAAGAAAACTTAGAGTTGCTTTGTAAGGATTGTCATAACAAAGAGCACAATAGATTTACTCCAACTGTAGAATTTGATTCAAATGGTGATATGATTCGTAAATAGCACTCGTTTTTGTTAATTATATTTGGTATAATTATATCAAATGGAGGTGTGCTAATGAACATTATCAACCAAACAAACTATACATATGGCTTGAAGTTCTATGGGATTGAAGATTTGTCTATAGGATGGGAAGTTAAATACCTCATTGAATCACAAAGTGACATTATAAAGTATTTTGATTCAAGAGAAGAGTGGCTTGTAGAATCGTTAAATGATTATATTGACTATTTATGGGTGAGTAAGTTTTGTCAATTCGATGCAGTTGTTCCATATGTGAAGAAGAATGTAGATCAAGTTATTTTGCTAGTAACCAAAATTAAAGAATATTCTTCCAAATATAATATTGGTATTATAAATAAATATTTAATAGCGAACTTTAAAGAAGTGTTTGAATCCGATAACGATAATCATTATTACTATGATATGATTCGTTTTACAATCGACTGGATTTTCCGATATTCATCTTCTTTTCCACGGACAATATTAGAATATCTAGAAAATAAATATTGGTATCTTATAGCTGATAATTTTCAAAAATACTCCGGTTATTACAAGAAAAACTTAGACGCATTTAAGAGTAACATAATAAATAATGGTATTGCGGAAAAGCAATTACACAATTATGATAGAGTCTTTAAAATATTAGAGTTAACCAATAAAGAGCCATTTTTAGAGGCTTCCAAAAATGTTGCATCGCATTTATCAAATCACATTCTAAAGATGTTAGATGAAATAACTGGTGAAAATTATGTTCTAGTTATGAATCTCGCTGAGAAAATCAAGAAGATTGCTAAAGCCTTCAAGTTACCACAAGCTAATAATTTTGATAATAAAAAAGAGAAAATTTCAAAGGCAAGTGATGATTTCTTCGAAAAAAATGGTCGTAAATTTCAGTCAGATCCGATAGATGTCGGTAAATTTGTCAAAGAACTCAAAGAGCAAAAAGCTCCAATGATTATAAAACTGATGAGTATTTCTCATATTTATAAGAAAGATAAGAATATGTTTGTTAGTCAATTTGATGATGTAATGACAGCACCATCTGGAATGTTTGATTTGATTAGTCATGTTGGACTAGAATTTAACGAATACTTTCTTCCTTCAAGAATAAATATGATTCATTTTTATACTAAATTGTATAATGGTTTTTTACATGTATGTTTCAATGATTTAGAATTGAATCAAGAAATATTTGATAATTATTATTTGATTCTTGGATATATGAAAAAAGATGGAGTTATAACACAGGAAGAGTTAGAAGAATTTCATGGTTTGTACTCGATACTTAATTTCAGTTTAGAAGCGAAAGAAGACAATATGTTTAGAAAATCATTAAATTATGGATTATCCATGTTGATTTCAGTGTTTATTGAAAAAATAATAAGATTTGTTTTCTTGTCAGAGGTTTCAGAAGAAAATGAGTATTTTGAAGAAAAATATTTTACACTAGGAGCCTTACTTCAAAGAAATGAGATCACATTATATTTTGGAGAACACTTAATAAAAGTGGTAGAATTTCAACTTCTTAAAGTAAGAGGAACAGATATTGGAATGAATATAAGAAACTCATTAATGCATGATAGAAACGAAATTTATTCTTCAATGAATCTTGGCTACCCAATTCAATTACTTTATATATTATTTTCCATTCTAAACGCAGTTACTCTCCATTATATGCCCCCCTTTGGAGATAAGAAATTTGAGTGAAGGGTACCGCATGGTGGGCAATTAAAATACGCGGGGCAGATTTTTTGAGAATATGAGAAACAGGAAGGAGATAACAGAAATGATTAAGCAAAATATGTCAAAGAAGATCATAGATGTTCACTACAAAGAAGCAACAGAACAGTATTCAAGGATTTTATCTTCTAGAACAGAATATAGGGAAAGAACTGTAGCTATATTTACTCTATTGTTAGGAATACTAGGTGCAATTGTTATATTTCAAAATAGCGATAAAACATTTTTCGAACTATGGGTATCCTCTAACACCATTCTAAAAGTTTTATATATATTATCTACACTCGTAGGTTTAGTATTTTTCTTTTTAACTTTTTTCTATTCAAGATCTTACACTCTAAGTGACATACACAAGTCTCTTATTGCTAATTCACAAAACATTATTGATTCTGGAGAATCTAATCTGCCGATTGAATTGACTAATGAAAAATTAGTCGTTGATGAAGAATATTATGTCAAAGTAGAATTTATTAAAGCATACAGTGATGCGACCCAGAAGATTATTAATGATCTAAGAAAAATGGGGGTTATATATATTGTTGGTTTTATCGGTTTTATAATATCATTTTTGATATCATTATTAATTATATTTTAATAAGAAAGGAGTAAATCATGGCTGATCAAAAGAAAGATGTTAAACCTGTCAACGCTGAGCAAAAACCAGTGAAAAGAACAATAGATACAACAAAGACACTATCTGGAGTGCAATCATTTAAGGATAGTTTTATGATGAATAACAAAGACAATAAACCATTGATTAAAAAAAAGAAATAGCAAAATCGACGTCTTTGCTGATTTTGTTTTGAATTACACGTAAGCGAGGTTTGGATGTAGATGATAATAAATTCTGAAATAAACCTTGAATATAAGCGACTTAAGTCGCTTTTTTCTTTGGTTGATGAATCAAAGAAAGAATTAGTAGATAATTTGATTTATCAGGCTTCATTTATGAGAATCGAACTTGATAAACTTCAAGGACAGATTACAAAATATGGTGCTGTTCAAATTTCGAGTAAAGGTGCTCAACGGCAAACAGAAGCTGCTAAGTATTACACCAAGCTTGTGAATTCTTATGGAACAGTAATTAAAACATTAAACACGATCCTGGGAACTCAAGTTGACGATGGAGATGATGCATTTGATGAATTTCTTAAAAGAGCAAGTGAATGAACTACTTAGTTGAATATTATCAAGAAATTGCAAAAGGTAATATCTTAGTTGGCGAAGAACTCCAAAAACAACTTGATAAATTAATTGCTGATCTTAATAATCCAATGTATTATTATGATGAAAATCCAGGGAATTTAAGAATTGATTTCATTGAGACTTTCTGCAAACACACCAAATCACCATTTAATGGAATGCGTTTTATTCTTGAGTTGTGGGAAAAAGCAATCCTTCAAACTGCATATGGATTTAAGATGTCTGACTCAGGATTAAGAAGGTTCAATGAAGTTATACTCCTCATAGCTCGTAAAAATGGTAAAACAACTTTTATTGCTGCACTAGACTTAGCTGAGTTCTTTTTATCAAAAGGTGGAGTTGATATCGTTTGTGCATCCAATACAACCGAACAAGCCAATATCCTATTCGAAGAAATCAATAACATGCGTGAACAATCACCCTCTCTATCTAAAGAAATTCGAAGCAAAAAGAATATCTTTTATATCTATTCTCCTAAGACGAAAAACAAGATAAAAAAGTTATCCGCACAATCTAGAAATAAAGATGGATATAATATAGAAGTTGGTTGTATAGATGAAGTCCATGAGATGACAGATTCAAAGGTGTATGATGCTATTAAGCAATCTCAATCAACTAAGAAAGAACCGCTTATATTTATCATCACTACTGAAGGAACAACTGTAGGAGGCTTCTTAGATAGTAAACTTGATTATAGTCGCAGAATGCTAAAGGGTGAAATTGAAGATGAAAGAGTACTTCCTTGGTTATATACTCAAGACTCAACAAATGAAATATACGAAGATAAAAAAACCTGGCAAAAATCTAATCCAAGTATAGGTGTAGTAAAACTCAATAGCTACCTTGAAGATGTTATGAATAAATCGAAGCACGATCTATCAACAAGAGTCACAATGTTATGTAAAGACTTTAATGTTAAACAGGCTGATTCAGGTTCATGGTTGACATTTGAAGACCTCAACAATGAAGATAAATACATCATTGATGAACTAAGAGATAGTTACGCAATAGGTGGAGTTGATTTATCTTCAACAACAGATCTTACAGCTGCAGTACTAGTCATTCAGAAAAGTGATACCAATAAGAAATACGTTATTCCACATTTCTTTATGCCAAGTGAAGTTTTGCAAAAGAGAATAACTGAAGATAATGTTCCATATGATATTTGGGTTAAAAGGGGATTGGTTACTTTAACGGAAGGTAATCAAAATGATTTTAGTCTGGTAACGCAGTGGTTTATGAAGATGATACAAACATATGGAATTAGACCTTTATGGGTAGGATATGATCCTTGGAACTCTCAGTACTGGATTAAAGAGATGGAAGACTTAGGATTCAATATGGAAAAAGTTAGACAAGGGATTTATTCATTATCTGAACCGATGAAGCAACTGGAAGCAGATCTTAAAAATAATCTCATTAATTATGATAATAATCCAATTCTAAAATGGTGCCTAGCTAATACTCAAGCCAAGGTAGATTTAAATGGAAACATTCAGCCTTCAAAGCTGAATTCTAAATATAAAAGGATAGATGGTACAGTTGCATTGATAATTGCGTATGCAGTTTTAAATAGGTATAAACTTGATTACGAAAATATGCTACAATAGTAATTAAGGGGTTGGTAATTTTGAAACATTCAAAACGTATATATAATAATATGGAAAATCAAATCTCTAAAATTCCTCTAAAAAGTCGGCTCGAATGTCTTGAAGAAGAAACACGTGACAGACTAGACTTTTTTGGACCTTCAGTAATATCAGATGGAGATAAAAGGTACAAATTCGTAACATATGAGTTAGGCGTTGTAGCTATGTATTCTTTAGTAGTTGATAAAGTAAATTTTCGTAATATTAGTAAAGAAAAATGGTTAGAAACTTGTTGTAGTATTGTAAGTAAACAAGAGTACTTAACTGATATATTTGATGAGAATACGCGTAATGGGATAGCAGCAATTGCCCTCATGCAAGCTTATCTAAAGCAATACATTATGTTGATTTATAGATCTAACTTCTTATACAATTACTTTGAGCCAGATATATTGAATTTGAAAAAATTATTCTTTGAGAAATTTGAATGTGATTATAGTGAGTTTCTTACAGTTTTTTCTTGCACTCTTGCATACAGTAAATTTAAAAAGAATAATCAAATATATTCCATCTTAGCTAAATATGCTCCTAATGCTATGAAGTATTTATCTATTGACTCTCAAAACTTTAAGAGACTTTATGAACCGATTTACAAATGGAATGATCTGTCGTTTATAAATTTTAACTTTTTACACAGATATCCATTTATTATTCATAACGAAACTTTTTACATTCCTTACTGGCCATCTATCACATACGCAATCACAGAATCTTTGATGTTTGATATAACAAGAGACAATGATGATTTGAAAACAAAAATAGGCAAACATGCTTTTGAGGAGTATGTATATCGCATTACTCAAAGATCTAAAATTAATGAGGATTGTGCTGTCATTAAAGAGATTATATATAACAAAGAACATAAGCATTCTTCAGATATTATTGTTTCCAAGGGAGAGAATCTAGTTTTAGTCGAAGTAAAGTTCATGAATTTTAAGCAATCTTTGAGAAGATTTGATGAGGGTACAATAGATTACACGGAATTAAGAATGGTTGAATGTATTGTACAAGTTTATAAGAATATGATTTCAATTTCAAATGGTGAAATAAAGCATGTTAATATACCAGTTAAAATAGGCTTTATGTTAGGTGTAATTGTAATATTAGATGATTTTTATCTCGACTATGAATCTATATATAAGAAAGCAGCTATCTCAATTAGTGGATTCTCATCAAATGTAACTCCTGAACAGTTAAAAGAGATTATCTGTTTCACTTCACTCTATGAATATGAGAGAATTCAATATTACTCAAGCGTCAACCTAATAGACTTTTTCTACGATATACTTAAGGTGAAAAAACAATACAATTTTTGGCAATACAATACTGAAAACTTAGCAAGTAAAGGTGGCATAAATCTAAAAGAGGTAAATGATTTATATAAGTCGATTCTTGAAAAAGCAGCGAATATAATTAGGATAGAAGAGAAATTAATTTAGGGGTGAGTAAATGCCTATATTTAAAAGAAAAAGTAAAACTGGTTCATTTGATGCGCTCCAGTTAATCAGCAATTTCAATACATTTTATACACCATTTGGAAATAACATATCCAATAGTGATGTTGTTAAGATATGTATTGATCGAGTAGCTAGCCATTGCGCAAAACTAAAACCAAGATATATAAAAACTGAAAACGATAAGACAGTAACCGAGAAGAAAGGTCGACTGTCTTTTCTTTTGAAATTTAAACCGAATGAAATCATGACGCCATACGATTTCATCTATAAAACTATCACATTGTTGCTATTGAACGATAATGCGTTTATTTATCCTAAGTTTGATAAACAAACCGGAGAGCTTAAGGGTATGTATCCATTACGGCCAGTAACCGTTGAAATGATAGTTGATAGTGGAGATACTTATTTCATAAAGTTCTTGTTTGATAATGGAGACTCATATATTCTTCCTTACGATAACATTATTCATTTACGAAAACATTATGGACAAAATGATATCTTTGGTGGCACAGGATCATCAGGTGATCATGAAGCAATTCTTAAAACGATATCTATCAATGATAGCTTGCTCCAGGGAATTGATAACGCAATTAAATCTTCCATGCAAATCAAAGGAATCATCAAGATGAATGGGATGTTATCAGAAGTAGATAAGAAGAAACAAAGAGATCTCTTCGATACTGCTTTATCAGAATCCATAAACACTAAGGGAAGTTCAATTATACCGATAGATTTAAAGTCAGAATACATTCCTTTAAATGTTGATCCAAAATTAATAGATAAAGATACACTCGAATTTTTACAATCAAAGGTACTTGATTACTTTGGTGTTTCTGTTCCAATATTTACAAACAAATATTCTGAAAATGAGTACAACTCATTCTATGAATCAACTATTGAGCCTCTTGCTATTCAATTAAGTGAGGCTTTTTCTTTAGGGTTATTAACAGATAATCAATTAGTACGTGGTGAAGAGATAATCTTTTATAGCGAACGACTTCAATATGCA